GCTACGCGTCTTAAAAAGTTAGAAGCGGAGCGGGTTTAGAAAGTGAAACGACCGTTTTCGTATGGGTCGTCCAGCCAATCCAGATACTCGGCGATAGTCCTTCGGCCTTTCGCAGAATTGCAGCGCATATGACTAAAGAAGATGTTGTCCAAGTCGTGTCGTCCACCCCTGCTGATCGGCAGGTCGTGCTCAATCGTCCTCCCCATCGGATCGCCACCAGGCAGAGCCTCATCAATCAGATCCCCACACACACAGCAAGTCTGGTCGCCATCAAGCCACTTGCGCTCAATAAGCTCCTTGGTAGCATCGCCCTCTTCGTACGCCTTCGCTCGCTGCTCCGCTCGAGCCTTCATTGTCTCCGGCTGCTTCTCGCGGTAGCGCTGTTGACTCGCCCGAGCCAGTTCGCGGCCGCGCGGCGTAGCCAACCATCGACGGCCTCTAGCTCGCTCCTCCTTCTTATGAGTTTCGCGGTACTCCTTCGCGGTAGCGTGGGCGCGCTCAGTGTTGTCCTTGCGCCACTGCCGCGAGAACTCGCGCGCACTCTCGCGCCGCTTGCGGTTGTAGACCTTGTCTGAGCACTTACCGGAGCAGTACTTCTGCCTGGAGTTGTTTGTCTTGAACTGAGTGCCGCACTCCACACAGTCCTTCAGTTTGTCTTCCTTCTCCTCCATGATGTATCCTCTCTCTGAACGAACAACCACAGCGTGCGTTCGTCTCGGCGATAATGGACCACCCCCGGCTTGGAAACCCGGGGGTGGTCGCTTTTTATGCCGGGTGGTCGTGCAGCAAATCAGAATGCGCTCCGGTTTTGGTTAGGGGCTGGCACGTAGACGACCTTGAATGGGCCGTGGGGCTCGAGGAGCTGGGAGCGATAGCCGTCGGTGCCGGGGCGGCCCCATCCGAGGATGTGGTCGGACTGCCAGGCGTATCCGTGGCGGTCAATGAGTACCGATCCTTCAGGAACGCTCGTGGGTTTGCCGTCGCCGTGGTATGAGTCGTCCAGGAGGACCTGGGTGGCGTACTGGCGCTGCTTAGCAGCTTCAAGTGGTGACAGTGTCGGGAAGCGCATTTCTAGTTCCTTTCTCTTGCGCTGATGTCCGTAGTCTAGGTCATCCGTAGCTTGGCGTCCAGCCGAGATGTGAAAGTCGACTGTAGTTGCCGTCACGCTGCAGGAGGGCGTGGCCAGTGCGTCCCTCTCGGTTCTTCGCTACATAGAAGTCGAGGCGCCCATAGTCGGTCACCCCGCCTTCGTTCGGGCACGACAGGAGGCAGACGACGTTGGCGTCCTGCTCGATGTTTCCCGACTCACGGAGGTCGCTCAGAGTAAGCTCGCCCCCCGGTCTTGTCTCCGCCTGACGACCAAGCTGGGCGACGGCAATGACAGGTATCTGCAGATCCTTGGCGAGATTCTTCAGCGTGCGAGTGTACTCGCCGATCAGCTCCCACCGGGCCCTCTTCTCGCCGGGAGCAGCATTGATAAGGCCGATGTAGTCAACAAACGCCGCCTTAAGGCCGTGCTCGCGGTGGAGAAGCCGGGCGGTTGCCACGAAGTCCCCGATGGTGAGGTTCGCCCGCTCGTCGAAGTGAATGGGTAGACCCTTCAGGATCGGCGCAGCAGCACGCATCTTAGCCTGCTCCTCAGGAGTGGGCTGCCTGCGCCGAGTGATCGCCTCTCCAGGGACATCGGCGATGTTCGCCATGACGCGCCCCCAGAGCTCGCGCCCACTCATCTCGAGACTCGCAAGGTAGACGTGGCCTGTATCGGCTAGCTCGGTTGCGGCCTGGATGCTGGCGATCGACTTACCGACGCCAGGTCGGGCGGCTATGACGTAGAGCCCGCCAGGCTTCCACCCGCCGATCATGTCGTTGACGTCAGGCCAAGGTGTTGGCGTGAAAGGTAGGGCCTCAATGGAGAAGTCGATGAGTTCATCCAGGCAGGCTTCGTTGTCTACAAGGTCTGTGCTTCCGGAACTTACCTGGTCGAGGAGCGCCCGGATCGTGTTCTCTGCCTCGCCGGGGTCTCCGCCTGACTCGAGGATCTGGATCCCACGTAGGCATGCGTCGTGGAGGTTGCGGTGTGCATGGTTGTCCAGAAGCTTTTTTGCGTATGAAGCCGCCAGGGCCTCGGCGGCTGCAGGGGCGGCGGCTAGGCAGTCCAGGAGGTAGTCGGGCTCAACGTGTGCGTCGGTAATTCCTGGGAGCTTATCCAGTAGGAGCGTGGGGTCTAGGGCCTGGCTCGGGTTGTCGGCCTTGTAGGACTCAATCAACCTCCAGATCGCCTGATTGCGAGTGTCGGCGAAGTGGTAAGGCTGGACTACATCCAGGTCAAGGAGAGCGATCCTGCTGCCAGACAGGGCGATCCCGATAACGGCTGCTTCGAGGTTCACGTGTCAGCCTCGCAGGTCGTCGATCTCGGCCTGGTGCTTGCCCCACTGGGGAGTGCCAGGAATGCCCATGAAGGGTCGCCAGAAGCCAATGTAGCGGTTCGGGTCGAGGCCGTGGTCCAGGCAGGCGTAGCCAAAGTCATCCTCTGTCCACGTGCGCCCTGTCTTCGGGTTGGTGGACAAGCGGCGACGCTCCTCCTCGGGGTTTGCTGCCGGCAAATCTGACGTCAGTTCATCCATCCAGCTTCCGGCATTGAGCCAGGTGGCGGGGTGCTTGATGTACCGGGTCTCGGTGTTGGCGAGCCGCCAGTTCTGCTTGTGCGCCTCAAGGGCCTCCAAGAGCTCCTCCGGCGTGGCTCCACTCTTCAGTGCAGCCTTGTATGCTCGCTCCGCCTGCCTCTTGCCGATCTTTCGAGGGTATGCGGTCCACCACTCAGAGAAGCTCTCCAGGTTCTCATGGATGCTGGCAGGTCGGGTCTCCTGAGGCGCTCGGGTCGTCGGCACCATGGCGACCTGGGACTCCTTCGGGTATCCGCGCTCCTTGTTCTCGCGCGCCTGCATGCGCCGCTCGTCCCACTCTTCACACAGCCAGGGGTGCCAGTAGTACAGGTTGCTGGTCCTCCTGCCCTCAGAGGTTCTCGGGATCCAGCTGATGATTCTCATATCTTCAAGTGTGCGCAACGCCTCCTTGGCGGAGCTCACACTAGAGCCAATGGCGGCAGCAAGGGTCTTGATGGATGGCCAGCAAGACGGGAACTCTTCGCCGTCGTGGATGTTTGCCATATCTGCGATCGCGATCGCAGTGAGGCGGGTATTCCCCTTGACTGATTGGGGCAGGTTGAGCGCTTGCGTGATTGCAACGAAACTCATGATTCAGGCTCCTATTTTGAGTGATCTTCGCCGACAAGGTCGAGCCTACCAGATAGAAGATGCCCCCGCAAGTGGAGCCTGAAAGTACTTGCGGGGGCTTTGGTTGTGCTTCAAGCATACAGGAAGCCGGGAGTCGATGCAAGGTTGTACCTGCCTAGAACTGTAACGTCAGTCACAGTTGGCATGGTGGCCGAGCCGCTCATGCAGGTAGGTTCAGGCTTGGGCGAGGTGGATTCTGGCTTGAGGGTATAGGTGGATTCTGGCTTGAGGGTATAGGTGGATTCTGGCTACAAACCTATAATAGAAGAACCTATAAGAAGAACCCACAACGCGCGTGCGCGCGAGTGCGTGTGCATGCGCATGGGCGCAAAGGCTGAGAGGATGACGAGCATCACATCCTCATCCTTGCCTCTTCGCCCTCTCGTCAGCTAACCTGGTACTGCTGACAGAGCCCCGCTGGACCTGGTTCCTTCGAGCGTTATCCTTTCCGCCGAAGTTAGAGCCCTCGAGTCCAGCGGGGCTCGCCCCTATGTGCTACACTCTCATCATCGGCATCAACGAAAGGAACAAACATGCCCGCCAACTTCAAGGCCATCGACTGGACCGTCACCCAGCAGTGCGTCGTCTGCTTCCGCAACATGCGTCCCGCCAGGGCTCGCGTCGCCGACTGGCCAGACACTCGACCCTACGCCGGTCATGGCAAGTGCTCCATCTGCACTGAGCGTGTGCGCAAGCAGCTCCGTCGAGGTGAGCGTCCTAAGAATCCAGGAAAATACCCAACCGTTGCAGAGCTTGCTGCTGCAGGTCACCCGTGTATCGAGCCATGCCCCAAACCTTCCAACAAGCGATCGGACATCTGGTAATGGCCTGGAAGAGTCAGTCTCGTCGTCGCGAGGAGCTCCCGAAGGACTGGGCGAAGATCCGGGAGGTGGTCCTGCGTCGGGATGCGAAAACGTGCGTCTTCTGCGGTTCTCCGGCCAACCAAGTGGACCACATCTTCCCCGATGGGCCCCACGTGCCTGACAACCTGAGGAGCCTCTGCCAGCGCTGCCACATGCAGCGTACGCAGCAGCAGTCGGTTGAGGCTCGTCGTCGGCGCTATAATCGACGCAACAAGACTCGGGGTCCGCGCCCCAAGAAGAAGCACCCTGGATACCTGTAGGAGGAAGCATGGGAGTCAGAGGCCCCATCCCGAAGAGGTCTGACGAGGGCCACCCGAAGACCATCGCGAAGAAAAACCGAGCCGGCATCGACCATGTCGACGCGCTCAAAACTAGTGATGTCGCTGTCCCTGACCCTGACCCTGATTGGCACTCCATCGCTAGAATGCTTTGGGATGCTACTAAGGAGTCGGCATTCACTCGCTTTTACGAGCCTTCAGACTGGGCGGTTCTCTATTTCACCTGCGACAACCTTTCGCACTTCTGCAATTCCGGGTACCGGTCCGCCACGGCGATGGCGGCTATCAATCAGATGCTCACGTCACTTCTCCTTACCGAAGGGGACCGACGTAGGGTTCAGATCGAGATCCAGCGTGCCACCGATGAGCAGCTCGAGTCGGCCGGCGTCACAGCCATGGCTGCATGGGTTAAGGAGCGCAAGGCGCAGTGACCGACCAACTCCCTGCACCCCGGGAGCGAATCGATACTCTTCCAACAGATATCCCGTCACGCACACTCGGCCTGCACGTCGCATCCTGGATGATCGACAACCTCACCCAGCCCAACGGCCCCCGGGCAGGGAAGCCTTTCATGCCAACCGACAGGCAGATCCAGTTCCTCCTGCAGTTCTATGCGATCGACGAGAACGGCGAGTGGCTTTATCGCCACGCAGCAAGACGGCTAGCAAAAGGTCAAGGCAAGTCGCCATTCGCTGCCGCTGTCGCACTCGCTGAACTTCTCGGTCCTGTTCGTTTTGATGAGTTCGACACCGAAGCCATATTTGGTGTCACCCCGAAACCGATGGCAATGCCGCTCATTCAGCTCGTGGCTACGTCAGAAAATCAGGTCGCGAACACCATGCGCATGGTACGTGCCTTCTGCAAGAAGGGCGGAAAACTCGCGAAAACATACGATCTGGATGTCGGAAAGACCTACATCGATACGCCATCCGGGGGGAGGCTGGAGCAGGTCGCTAGCGCCGCCCACTCACTTGAGGGAGCGGAAGTGTCGTTCCAGGTCGGAGATGAGACTGAGCACTGGCTTCCCTCTCGCGGAGGTCCGGAGCTTATGGCTACCCTGCGTCGAAACGCAGCCAAGACTGGTGCTCGAGTCATGGAGACCTCAAACGCCTGGATCCCCGGAGAGAACTCCGTAGCCGAATCCACCTATGAAGCCTGGTGCGATCAAGAGGATGGCCTCACTCGAGGAAAGATGAAGATCCTCTACGACGCCCGCATGGCCCCCCCGAACGCCATCCTCCACGACGACCCAGGAGAGGGCCAGATGAGCCTCACAGAGGCCCTCAAGTACGTCTACGAGGACGCCCCTTGGGCCAACCTCACTGCTATCCGCGAGCAGATCTGGGACCCTGCGTTCCCTGAGTCGCACGCCATGAGGTTCTTCTTTAACCGCCCCAACGCCGCAGAAAATGCCTGGGTCACGCTCGAAGAGTGGACCCAGCTCCGTAAGCCTGACCGTAAGGTCGAGCCGGGTGAAGCGATCGTCATGTTCTTCGACGGTTCCAAGTCCAACGACCACACCGCCCTCGTGGGGTGCTGCCTCGAGGACGGGCATATCTTCAAGATCGGTCACTGGCGCCCAGAGAAGCCGCTCAACGTGGTCAACACCCCTAAGGTCGATGCCGCAGTGCGCAAGGCCTTCGAGACATACCAGGTGGTCGCCTTCTGGGCGGACGTGAGGGAGTGGGAGTCGTTCGTCAAGACAAGCTGGCCGGAAGACCTTGGAGAGAACCTCATCTGCCATGCAGTACGTGGCGGCATGTCAGCATCCCCGATCGCCTGGGATATGCGCTCACACTCATATCAGTTCGCCGAGGCCGCCGAGACGGCCTTCGCCGAGATCCAACAGCAGTCATTCACACATGACGGCGACTCGGCCCTGGGCGAGCACGTCTCCAACTGTCGAGTCAATGAGTTCAAGGGGCGATGGTCCGTCAAGAAGGAGTCTCCGCAGTCGCAGAAGAAAATCGATCTCGCAGTGTGTATGATTGGTGCCAGGATGCTATACAGGCACGTCAAGAACAGCAAGGAGTGGGCAGAGATGCAGAAGCCCACCGGAGGATGGGGAGTCTTCCTATGAGTTTCGAGAAGCTCGCCGCGAAGTTCGCAAGCGGCGCCTACCGCCCCAATACGTACGAAGGATACTATGAGGGTCGGCGTCGTCTAGACGCTGTAGGCATCAGCCTCCCACGCAAGGCTCGCGTCCTCGAGCTCCAGGCCCCGTTCGCCAAGATGGCCGTCGACGTCCTCACCGAGATCCTCATCCCAGACGGATACCGGGTAGCCGATGACGACAAGTCCTCAATCGTCGACCTCCTCCGCAAAGTGTGGCAGTTCAACGACATGGACTCGCAGTTCAATCTCGCCGCCAGCGAGGCGATCGCTGCCGGAGCCGCGTACTGGGTGATCGCCCCCCCGGACGACGACCATGAGTTCGCCTCCATCCGCGCCGTCGACGCCAAGCACGCCCGAGTCCGGATCGACTTCCGCGGAAACCTCATCGAGGGCATGGTCCTCTACCGCCGTGATGACGGCAATGTCGGGGCCACCTACTACACCCCCGAAGGCGTCCAGTTCTGGGTGAAGGGCCAGTATGGCTGGAAGAGCGACGGCGCAGGCCGCGACGACTCATGGGGTGCCAGCATCATCCCCATGTTCAACCGGGCTCGCCTGTCAGACAAGTACGGCCGCTCAGACCTCCGTGAGCTCGCCGGAGTCATCGACGCCGCCTCCAGGACCCTCACCAACCTCCAGATCGCCCAGGAGGTCTCCTCAAGCCCTATGCGAGCCATCATCGGCCGAGGAGCGGACGACATGCTCCGCCAGCACCCAGACAAGATGCAGGTCTACATGGGGAACCTGTTCGCACTCCCCGAAGGCGCTGACGTAAAGCAGCTCACCGGAGCGGCCTTAGACCCGTTCATCAACGCCTACAGGTCCTACGCTCTCCAGCTCTCCGCCATGACAGGCATCCCGCCGTCAATGATGGGCGTCTCATCGGACAACAACCCAACCAGCGCCGAGGCCCTCAGGGTCGCCAAGGATCGCCTGATCGCCAGGGCGGAGAACAAGCAGAGGCAGTTCTCAGACTCGCTCGAAAAGGTCGGCCGTGTCGTCGCCCTAGCCCATGGAAAGTCACTGAAGGGCCTCGAGGCTCTTGAGGTGGTTTGGCGCGACGCTGCTGCCCCGTCAACCAGCGCCCAGATGGCCACGGCCCTCCAGGCCCACTCTCAGGGCATCATCGGCGACGAGACCGCCCGGGAGTTCATGCACCTTACCCCAGAACAGCTCCGCCGCGAGAAAGCCCGGTCGGAGGAGATGGACGCCGAGGCTGGCAAGGAGATGCCCGAGCCTCCACCGCTTCCCGAGGATGATGTGAAGGAGGAGGGTGAGGAGCCTCCGGCCAACAAGAAGCCCCTTGAGGCCAGTTCTTTCCAGGAGAACACCATTGACGCCAAGTCCAAGGGTGTCAAGGCGCAGAAGAAGCAGGCAAAGTGAGCGAGGCTCTCTTCTACGCGATCATCCGATCCATCGTCACCCTATTCAAGAAGCGCGCGGAGGAGACCCTCAAGCCCATCCAGGGCCTCCCGGTGCCACCACCGCCCGAGTACGTGGGAGACCTGCTCACACCCCTCGTATGGGAGGCGCGCAAGCAGGCGTGGGCCGCCGCTGCACTCTTCCTTCGCGGACAGGCGCGCAGCCACGGGGCCGCCGAGTCATGGATCCCGCCCCAGGCCGGATACTCCCCCGACACTGTCCGACGCACCATCCGCGACGTGCGCGGCAATGACGGCACACCCGAGGGGTATGCTCGCCTCTCCCAGGCCCTACAGAGCCACGTACTAGCCTCCGCCCGCCGCACCGTCGCCGACGCCATCGATACCGCCCCAGACTCGGTTCCACTCCTTGAAGGAGCCCTGAAGGATCTGGACGAAGACCTCAAGGAGTTCTCCCCTGATACGCGAGCTGCCATCAAGCAGGACATCAAGAAAGTCGAGCGCCGCAACCGGCCCTCCATGTCATTCGACGAGGCCTTTGACAAGATAGCCGAGCGAGTCGAAGAGGCTGTACGCACCCTTGACGAAGACGACCTCATCAAGCGCCGGCACCGAAGCATGGGCGTCTTCTCCGACGTCCCCGACAAGTACCGCCGCGATCGTCGAGGCAACCTCATCGTCCGCCCCTATGCCTTCGCTCGCGTCTGCCACCCCAACAAGAACGGACCGTGCGGATTCTGCGCAATGCTCGCGTCCAGAGGGCCCGTGTACAAGACCAGCCAATCCGCAGGCCAGCGCGCCGACAAGTTCCACCGAAACTGCTTCTGCACCGTGGTACCCGTCTTCACCTCACGCGCGTGGGAAGGAAAAGAGCAACAGGTCGACTTCGAACGCGTGTACAATGAAGTCGTGCGCAACCAAGACCTACACGGACCCGAAGCGCGCAAGGCAATGGATAAGTACTTCCGCCAGCAACTTAAGGAACGCAAGGCATGAGCGACACCCCTGTCACCGCCCCTGCTGACGCCGACGACACGCCGGATCAGCCAATCTCAACTACAGACTTCCAGGCAGACCCTGCGCCTGCAGCTACCGAGCCCGCAGAGACTCCCGAGGTGGCCGCCGACACTACTGACAGCAATTCTCCCGACAGTGAGGCCGAGGGGGCTGCCGACGCCCCCGACCTGGAGGCCCTCAAGGCCCAGATCGAGGCGCTCACCAACAAGCTCGCCGAGAAGGAGGCCGCCGAGAAGGAGGCCGCCGAGAAGGCCGAGAAGGAAGCCGCTCTCACTGAAGCTGGCATCCCGGGCACTTTCGCGCGCTTCCTCTCGGGAGACAAGGACTCGTGGGCAGAGCAGATCAACGCACTGTCCACGTTGCGTGAGCAGGCATCTCCGGCTCCCGCACCATCTGTCCCCCGCGATCCCGCGGTGGACGCCGACCTCGAGACAGAAGATGAAGGCCTCACGGAGGCCCTCAGCTTCTTTGGCATCTCAAACTGAAAGACTAGGAGGGCTAGATGCCTGCACCCACATACACGCCCGACAACGAGGCGAAGATCGAGACCGTCAACAAGATCCTCACTGCCAGCTCCGGCAATGACGCAGCCTTCCCCAAGACTGTGGTCAAGGGGATCTGGGACAACGCCATGCACGGCTCTGTCGTCCAGAAGCTCGCTGGCTCCATCCCCGTCTCCATCAACGGCACCGCCATCCCGATCCCCGTCGGCCAGCCCACCGCCGGCATCGTCCAGGAGGCCGGCCTCAAGCCCGTCGCCACCCTCTCCTCCAAGGTCAAGACGGTCACGCCCGTCAAGGCTGCCGTGATGATCCTCTACTCCGAGGAGACCGCCAAGGCTGACCCGCTCGGCGAGTACAGCCGAATCCAGAAGGCCCTCGGCGAGGCCATCGCCCGCGCCATCGACACCGCGGTCATCCACGGAATCGACGCCAACAGCGGCGCTGCCATCACCGGCAAGGAGGCCCTCACCTCCACCGCCAAGGCTGTCGAGCTCGACCTCGCCAGCACCGTCAACGGCTACTTCACCAAGCAGCTCAGCGCCGCCTACGACCAGGTCGTCCTGGACGACGAGGACGAGGCCGAGTACGGCTTCGACCACTTCCTCCTCGCCCCCCGCTTCCGCAGCAACCTGGTCAACGCCCTGGACGCCCAGGGTCGCCCCCTCTACCAGCAGAACCCGGACATCACTGCCGAGTTCGGCACCGTCCTCGGCGTCCCTGCCACCTACTCCCGAGCCGTCCGCGGCTACGAGAAGGCCAAGACCGCCGGAGCCAAGCTCCTCGGCATCGGCGGCGACTTCAAGGACGCCCTGCGCCTCGGATACGTCGAGAACATCACCTACCGCAAGGCGACCGAGCGCGCTGGTGGTGTCGACCTCTTCGACCGCAACCTCGGCGCCATCCTCGCCGAGGCCCAGTTCGGTTGGGTCATCCGCGACCCCAAGGCGTTCGTCAAGCTGACCAGCAAGTGACCATCAGTCGGGCGAGAGAGATAAGCGCTCTCGCCCGACCCGTGGCCAGAAGTTCGAAGGAGGTGGAAAAGTGAGCATAGCCAACCTAGACGACGTGCAGGCAAGCCTCATGCGCTACCTGGAAGACGATGAGAAGAAGTGGGTCCAGGCGCTCCTGGACCGGGCTGAGGCCCTCATTCTTGCCAAGATGTCCGATGCTGTCAACCGTTGTCGCGTCGACTTCTACTTCTCCACCGTCATGAAGATGGTTGAGGCGGAAGCAGTCTCCCGCGTCCTTCGAGCTCCTGGTGGCGGCCTCTACAAATATGAGACCGAAGGCACCTACACCTACTCGGTCAACCAGGCAGTCGCCTCGGGAATCCTCGAGATCACCCCAAGAGACTGGGAAGCTCTTACTGGGGGCGCCGGAGGGTACGCCACCTCAGACGCCTCCATGGACGGTTACGCGCAGAGCCGATTCCTTGCCCCAGGCACATACATGGTCAACGTCACCGTCGACCCTACCTACATCGCAGGCCCCTCCCGATTGGATGAAGCAGGGGTTACCCCAATCACTGACGACGATGAGGTGGCGCTATGGTAGGTTTCCGCCCCCGCAGAGGACGCTACCTCGAGAATGGCCCACATGTAGTCGAAGTGACCCTCGCCATCGTCAAGGAAGGTCGCACAGGCCGCCGCTACGAGCGCGGCGAGACGTTCACTGTCGACAAGGTCCTTGTCCAGCCCTCCGCTGGAAACGCCCTTAAAGCCACCGAGAACCGCGTCATCCGCGGTGACCTGACCGACGAAACCACACTGAAGATCATGGGAACCGGACGCGTCTGGCCCGGCGGACCACACTCGTGGGTCAAGGTCATCAAGGGGCCTGACTCTCTGGTCGGCAAGACGTTCCAGCAAGCGGGCGAAGCGCTCACCTACGACGCCTCGCCCATGACCAAGCACTTCAGCGTCCGTTGCGACACCCTAGGGACGACGCCGCGATGATCGAGGTGTACAACGACGACGACACTCACGAGGCGATCGCTGCCGCAGTAGCAGGCCGCCCGGAATTCAAGGCCGCCGCCACCAAGGTCTACGCCGAGATCAAATCGGAGGCTGCCGCCCACCTCAACAGCGGCCAGCTCGCAGCGAGCATCCACCTCAACCAAGGGAAAGTCGACTGGACCATCGAAGCAGACACCGACTATGACGCCCACACGGAGTTCGGACACTATGTCTGGCTAGACGCGTCCGGAAACGTTGTCAAACACGGACAAGGTGTGCGAAAGGTGTGGGTAGACGGTATCGGCGTCTTCCGCAATGTCGTAGCAGCGAATGGAGGGTACTGATGTTCGTCTCACCCATCCCATTCATCTACGCCTACGCCAAAGAGGCGGCCCGCCAGAACGCCGCCCAGTGGCCCATCCTCTCAAGGATCACCTGGCGCACACATGGAGACGTCGATGATCCCATGAACGAGCTCGTGTGCAGGGTCCAGATGACAATCGCTCGCACACACCCGTCAGGCCCGCGATTCGCAGCCACACAGATACGTGCGCGCCTGTACATGACAGGTCCGGACGGAGACGAGGTGTCCGACGCCTCTGACGCTCTAGTCCAGGCCATCAACAAGTCTTGGAGGTCAGGGATGACGACCTCTGAGGGGTGGGCCACCCATCTTGAGTGGACCCAGCTGCCCACGCCAGAAACGGACATGGGTACGACCGCAGATTACATCAACATGGTCTCGGCCTTACAGGTCACGGCCAGGAAGGACGGGTAATGGCTACCCTCGCAGACTCAAAGATCCAGATCGCCGGAATCGGTCACGTCTACTACGGCAACCCCGACACCGAAGCCCCCAACCTCGACGGCTTCAACTTCGGAGACGGCTCCACCCTCGAGCCCTCCGGCTGGACCTGGCTCGGAGACACCTCCTCCGAGAACCTCATCGAGTTCGAGACCGACGGCGGCGACACCAGCACCAAGCGCACCTGGGACCGCCAGAGCGTCCGCTCCACCCGCGAGGCCGTCACCAACAAGGTGACCATGAACGCCGTCAACCTCGGCGCAGACACCATGAAGGTCGCCTTCCCCGGCTCCACCTACGACGCCGCCAAGCGCGCCTGGGACATCGAGCTCGACGCCTCCAGCGAGAAGGCCATCCTCGTCGTCGTCGTCGACGGCCAGCTCGTCAGCGGCTTCCTCTTCCGCCGCGTATCCCTCGCAGGAAACATGCCCTCCCTGAAGCTCGACAACTTCACCGAGGTCAAGATCAGCGGCACCCTTCTCTCCCCCGCCTCCGGCAAGACTCGAGTCCAGATGCTCGAGCCCCGCACCGTCACCGGCGTCGGCCTCGCCAAGCCCACCATCGCCACCCTCACCCCCGGCAATGGCGCGGTAGGCGCCAAGGTGGTCATCGCCGGAACCAACTTCGACGGCGTCCGCTCCGTCAAGTTCGGCGACAAGGAGGCTGCCTTCGAGAAGGACTCCGCTACCCAGATCACCACCTACGTGCCGCGCGGCCTGACTGCCGGCGCCACCAACGTTGTCGTGACCAACAACGTCGCAGCCAGCGACGCCAAGTCCTTCACCGTCAACTGATATCATCCGGGTGGGCCCATCTGGGGGTGTATGGGCCCACCCGGTAACACCCCTCACGCCCCAGGAGAAACAACCATGAGTGACAAGCCCGCCCAGCCCACCGAGCCCTTCGAGAACATGGAGGGCAGTGAACTCTTCCGCCCCGTCGCAACCCTTCGGGCCAGCCAGCGAGTCCGCCTAGCCGCCCGTGCCATGGCGCTCGCCAGCGACGACGACTGGGGCGAAGTCCAGTTCGAGGCCCTCGCCGACCTCCTCGACTTCCTCGAGGACGGCGACTACATCCTCGATCCCGTCAAGTGGTCCGCCTTCTATGAGGAGAATGGCCTTGGGGACGTCCTCAAGCTCGCGGTCACCTACGCGGGGGAAGCCGCAGGCGCCAAGCAGTAAATGACTTCTTCGAGGCGCATCCCGACGCCGCCGCAGACTTCTGGGCCATCTACCAGATCGACGTCTACGGCCCGTACCCGATGCGCCTCGTTGAAGCCCTGCTTGAGCGCCTCAAGCACGAACCGTGGTCCATGTACCGCGCAAACGGCCTGGGAGGGCCACAGTGGTTCGGATGGTCGGCCGACTCGGAGCGCCTCGCCGCACTACTGGACGGCCAACTCCTGCAAACAAAGGCTACTGGGCAGACCAGGGCATCACTCAGTGACTCCGAAAGGTGCCCGCGACCAGGCCTACGTGAGTCGACTACGGTAGTATCGAGTCGGGACACACAGGCAATGACAGCGCTATTCGCAGCAATAGGATGAGAGGCCAGCATGGCAGGTAAAGGCGAAGTTGGCAAGCTTAGCGTCAAGGTAGTCCCAAACCTTGACGGCTTCGCTGAAGACCTGAAGCGCGACCTCAAGCGTATCCGCAAGCAAGTCGGCGAACTGGACATCAAGTTCAACGCCGAAGTAGACGTAGACGAGGAGTCTCTAGAGCGCGCCAAGAAGAAGGTCGAAGAGCAGAGCGCCCGCGTCAAGGTAGCAGTAGACGCCGCAATAGACAACAGCGACCTCTCCAGAATCAAGCAGCGCCTCGAAGACATCAAGTCAGAGGTCAAGGTCAACGCCCACCTCAGTGACGACGCCCGCAAGGAGCTCCAGAAGCGCCTCAACGATCTCCGGTCAGACGTAAGGCTAAACACGGACGAGGCCGACCTCAAGCGCATCAACGCAGAGGTCAAGCGAGTCGCCTCCGACGTCAAGGCGGACATCAAGCTCGACCAGGCCGCCGCCCGAGAGTTCAGGGAGCGCCTCAAGGGCCTCGCCAAGAACCTCGAAGCCGGCGTAGAACTCGACCAGGCCTCTCGCGCAAGGCTACAGAGCCAGCTCAAGCACCTCGGGGCGAACATTGACGTCGACCCCCACCTCAGCGAGGAGTCAAAGAGGAAACTCAAGCACGAACTCAACAAGCTTGAGGGCAAGGCCACAGTTAACGCCGACCTTGATGACGGAAAGGCGCGTTTCGATTTGCGGCGCCTACTCCGTCCCCGCAAACTGACCATCAACGTCACCCTAGGCAAGGCCGCCCTGGCGCGTGCGATCGCACAGATCAAGGCCCTCGCCGGCGGAAACATCTTCGAGAACATCGGTCGCAACCTCAACGACCTCTTCCGCAACCTCGACACCGCCGCCGTCAAGTTCGCCACCGTCGGCACCGCCATCGGGTCCCTCGCATCCATCGCCGGCTCAGGCCTCGGCATCATCGCCTCTCTAGGTGTTGGCATCGCTCATTCTCTCCCCGCCCTCATCGCCCTCCCTGGGATCATGGGAGCCGCCGGCGCTGGCGTAGGCATCTTCATCGCCGCAATGAAGGACGCCAAAGACGTCCTAGAAGACCTGGGCCCCCGCTTCACGGCCCTCCAGCAGGACATCTCACTCAACTTCTGGGGCGAGGCCGCCGACGCCATCCGCTACTTCGCCAACAGTGCCCTCGATGCCCTCGGCCCCTCGATCGGTAACGTCGCCGCCGAGATGGGCATGATGACCGCCGCCGTAGCCGATGTGGCTACCGAGCATATCCCAGGGTTTGAGCGCTCCCTCAACTACCTGGCTCAAGCCCTCAATATCGGTGGCGACGGTGCAGGCGCCTTCACCAACGGGCTCCTCACCATGGGCGAGGTGGGCGCCAAGTACCTTCCCTCTATCGCGGGCTGGGCCAACGACGTCGCCTACAGCTTCGAGGCCTGGGCCACTAAGGCGGCCGAGTCCGGAAAGATGGATCAGGCGATCCGAAACGGAGCCAAGGCCTTCGGCACCCTCAAAGACATCACCGTAGACCTAGGCGGCATCATTGGCGGCCTCTTTACCGCCATGGCCGCAGGGTCCGCCCCGATCGACTCCATCGCTACCGCCCTCGACCGCGCTAACGCCGCCGTCAACGGGCCGCTATTCCAGTCGACACTCACGTCCCTCTTCTCCTCGATGGCCGACGCCGCAGGCCATGCATTCGCTGGCGTCGGCTCACTCGGCGCAGCCTTCGTGTCACTCGAGCCTACCCTCGCCCAGATCCTCCCCATGATCGGCCAGATCGTGGAAACTGGCCTCAAGGGCATCAGCGCGGCACTCCAGGACCCCGCCTTCCAGACCGGTCTCACATCGTTCTTCAGTGGCGTACTCACTGCCGTGCAGGCTCTCGCCCCGGCCATGCCCGCCCTCGGCGAGGCCTTCGGCGCGATCGCAACGGTCGCCGGCCAGCTCCTGGTCGCAGTTGCCCCACTCATTGCCGCACTAGTCGAGCAGCTCGCCCCAGTCTTCACGCAACTTGCCGTCCTCCTCGCTCCGATCATCGAACAGCTCGGTGCCGCGCTCATGCCGGTCATCCAGGCCCTAGGGCCGCTCCTCATGGTCCTCTTCGAGGCTCTAGCCCCAATCGTGAACGAACTCCTGGCCGCGATCGTCCCGCTCATCGGCCCGATCGTCGAAGCGATCATGGCCGTCCTCGTGCCAGCAATCCAGCTCATCAGCACCGTCATCCAGGCCCTCATGCCGGTCGTGACCGCAGTCCTGCAAACCATCGCCGAGCTCTTCAGCGCTAACCTGCAGATCATCTCCGGCATGATTAAGGTTGTCATGTCCGTCATTACCGGAGACTGGTCGGGAGCGTGGGAAGGCATCAAGCAGATCTTCACCGGGATCTGGAACGCTATCGTAGCGATCTTCACAGGCTTCGGACGTATCCTAGTCTCTGTTGCTGTCGCCGCATGGAACCTCCTAGGCAGCGCCATCTCAGCGGCCGCCAGCTGGATCGGCGGCCTTATCACCTCCTGGATCGGCAATGTCGGCCGCTGGATCTCTGAGGGATGGAACTACGTAAGCACCGCCACCTCCAACGCCTGGTCCGGCCTTGTGAGCACCCTGTCGTCCTGGATCAGCAATGCAGTCAACGCGGTACGCAGCCTGCCCTCCAGCATCAAGAGCTTCTTCTCCAATGCCGGAAGCTGGCTCGTCAGTGCAGGTAAGAGCGTCATCCAGGGCTTCATCAACGGCATCAAGAGCATGTTCGGCTCGGTTAAATCGACGCTCGGTGGCCTGACCAGCAAGCTCACGTCCTGGAAGGGCCCCGCCCCCGTCGACCGCGTCATCCTCAAGGACGCCGGCCGCCTCGTCATGCAGGGCTTCATCGATGGACTTGAGAGCCAGTACGACGCAGTCAAGGACTCGCTCACTGACTTCACGGACACCCTTAGTGATGAGGTCGCCCCAGAGATCTCCGGAACTGTCTCTGCCTCATACGACAAGATCAGTGCCCGCAGCATGGAGGCCGTCAGCGGCAAGAACAACAGCATGCCCAAGTCGTCCGGGCGTGGCGCAACCATTAACATCACCAACAACTACCCCCAGGCCCAGCCGGACTCCAAGGTGCGAGACGAAGTCGCAGACGGCATCCGCCTCGCCTCAAGCATCTAGAATGGACACATGAGCAGCGAATACGCCCTAGACGGAGTAGACCTCGACCAGCCAGGCCGCTGGCGAGTAATGCACGGCACCCTCCTGCCTGCTGTGCCCTCGCCCCGCCTCGCATCTACGGAGGTGCCCGCCCGCAACGGCGTCATCGACGGCGTCGGCCAGCGCACCGGAACCTTCGACGTCACAATCAGCTTCATGGTTGAAGGAACCAGTCGCGCCCAGCTCGAGCAGAACTGGGTGTCGCTCATGGCCCGCCTGCGCAATGTGAGCAGCCTATCCACCCTTACGTATAGCCCCGCAGGGTTTGGGGCTAGAGACGCTCTCGTACGCCTCAAGTCCATCGCGCAACCGGCCTTCACCTACGGCGAATGGACCATAGACACCACTGCGGTCTTTGAGGCAGTAGAAGGGGTCTGGAAGGATCGCAACTACACGGTGCAGCCCCTCGACAACATGACGGCACTATCAGGCGGCTCTGCCCCAATCACCGACCCGCTCATCATGCTGATGCCCACAGGCAACACCATGACAGTACGCGACAAAGTATCCGGCACCTCCCTCACATGGCGCGGCACCCTCACGGGAGGCCAGCGCGTCCTCGTCGACGTCGCCTCATACTCCGCCGTCCGCCAGGCAGCAGCAGAATGGGAGCTCTCCCCAAGCCACTTCGACGCCAGCGGCGAGATCAGCATGTCACCGGGAGGCTTCCAGCTCACCCCCGCCCCCGACGGAAAGATCACACTCGAGGTCACCGGCGGAACCGGCTACGCGCGAGCCAGAAAGGCCTACTGATGATCCGATCCTTCTTCCCAGGCATGGCCCTCCAAGCAGTCGCCTACCGCGTCGGCGGCGCCCGCATCGGCATCCTCCCCGACGTGCTCGACATGACCGTCACCTGCCCCAGAGGGAAAACCGCGTCACTCTCACTCTCCTACGCCCCCGGCGACCTAGCCATCCGAGGCCACCTCCTGGAGGAAGAGATCGAAGTCGCCATCGAGGCCACCTTCGACGGACACACATGGACCGAGCTCCCAGACGCACGCTTCGTGACCCAGAAAACCGAACAGAACCTCATCAACCCAGGCACAGACTCACGCAGCGTCGAAGCCATCCACGTCAGCGACTACACCAAGGAAGCCCTAGTCTGGGAGGTCCCCAAAGACTCCCAGGACAAGGACGGCAAGTTCAAGTTCCTCTCCCGCAATGCCGGCGAGATCCTCCGCACCGTCTGGGACGCCGCCGTAAAACGAGGCTGGGGCCGCGGGATGACACTCGACTGTTCAAGCACAGCCGACTCCGCCAACCAGCCATGGGCCAAGATCGTCACCCTCTACTTCGACCCCTCCATCAGCATCCTCCAGATCATCGACTCACTCAGAGACCTCGGACTCATCGACACCGTCTGGCAGGGACGAACCCTCAAGGTATACAACGCCGACAGCTCACAGGCCCGGGACCTCACCTCATCCAAGCGCTGGCCCCTAGCCACTACGCTGACCAGCGCCCCAGAGGCCAAGACCTGGGCAGACATGTGCACAGACGTCCTCGTGAAAGGCGAAGGCGGACGCACCTGGAGAATCCACAACGACCTCGCCCCCCGCAACATGCGCCGCGTCGAGAAGATCGTCGAGGCCGGCGGCGTCGAGCTCGAGTCCACGGCCCGCCTCGTAGCCGAGGCCACGCTCCGGTCCGGGGCCCACGTCAGCGAAGAGATCAAACGCGAGTGGAAGTCCACCGACGTCCACCTCCTCCCATGGCAGGACTACCGCCTCGGCGACTGGATCATGGTCGAGCGCCTGGGTGGGATGGAACGCCTCCAGGTCGTCCAAATCAGTGTTACCTGGAAAGACGGGGCCGTCGTAGGGCATACAACGTTCGGGACCCTACTTGACTCCCTCCTAGGGCGCCTCACCAAGCGCACCAAAGGCATTGTGGGCCTCGCGACCACCCCCACAGGCCAGCGCCCAACCCCAGAGGTCAAGAAGAACTGGCCACACAAGCCGGGAGGCCTCGTGGTCTCCTCCCAGGCAATCATCCAGGCCAATGGGTTCCCCGCAGCCATGGCATCACTATCGTGGGCCCCGGTCAGCACAGACACCCAGAATGTCGCAGTAGAAGTCACCGGCTACGAGATCGCGGTCTGGCAGGAAGGCGTCAATGCAGGCCCCTCCTACACCACCAGAGAGAACAGCGCAACCGTGGGGCCATTCCCCCCTGGCTCCATACAACGCTTCTGGGTGAGGGCCACCAACAACGACGGCGTCGGCAACTGGAGTGACGAAATCAAGGCCACAATGGCCTCTGACGCCACTCCCCCGCCAGTCCCCTCAAGGCCAGTACTGTCGCAGACACTCGGAGTTCTCAATATCTACTGGGACTACTCTGGAGCACAGCGAGAGAACATGCCCCTCGACTTCCTTGGAGTGGAAGTTAGCGTCCAGCACCCAGGCCGCCCTGCCGCCAAGGTCACGGACATGCCAACCCCAATGCAGCGCACAGCAATCGCCGGCCTCGAAATCCGAGACTACGAAGTGCGCCTGCGGTCCTATGACCGCTCCGGAAACCGATCGGACTGGTCTGCTCCAGCCACCATTACTCTCGAGCAGAACATCGACGCTGACGCAATCGCCAAGAAGGTCGAAGAGAAGCTTGCCGGCTCCGACGCCATGCAGAGGGCAGCCAGAGAAGGTACGCTGAAAGAAATGAAGCACCTTACCGAAGCGATGACGCAAGTCGCCACCAGCCTCGTCGACGCTGGCCCCATTCCTCCGGATACAGGTAAAATAGGCGCGAGCATCTGGGTCGCCCCAGATGGCCGGGTATTCGTCCTCAGAGCAGAAGGAGATCGGTAATGCAGCCATACGTGGCCACGAAACAATGGAAGGACGGTTTCGGTGCCGGCGAGACGCGCATCACCGCCTCCGACCTGACCAGGATTGAGGCAGGAATCAGCGCCGCCACCCAAGGCGTCACCAACCTCGAGGGGCGCGTCACCACATTGGACTCCACCATGACCACCAAGATCCAGCAGGCGCAAACGGCAGCCACAGACGCAGCCCGCGCCCTCTTGCCGGTCGGAACGATCATCATGTACGCCGGGACAACCCCACCCACAGGGTGGGTGACCTGCAATGGCCAACTCCTAGAGCGAAACACCTATCAGAAGCTCTTCCAGATCCTCGGCACCGCCTACGGAAACACCACGAACTCCAACTTCCGCGTCCCGGACATCAGGAACCGCTTCCCAGTAGGAGCAGGAGACGCCTACAGTGTCGGCGCCACCGGAGGTGTCGCAACTGTCGCCCTCACTGTCGCCCAGATGCCATCGCACACGCACGGCGTCACCGCAGAGAAATTCTCCCAAGGCGTTGGCCTCTACCAGTCCAACCTTGGTGCCGGGTCTGGTTGGCAGTCGCTCTCCACAACCGAGGCAGGCTCCTCCTCTGCCCTCGTCACCAAGGCGGTTGGTGGCGGCCAGGCACACGAGAACAGGCCGCCTTTCATGGCGTTCACCTTCATCATTAAGGCCTCCTGATGACAGGGCCCGCAAACCCTCAGGCCGCAGACCCGAAGGCTCGGGGCGGCCAGTACGTCACCTCTCCAGGCTTTGCCTCGCCAGGTCACTCCACTCCGAGCCACTCCCGCACCGCCCCAGACTCAACAATCGTCTACTCCCCCAAGGGCTGGAAATGGGAAGAGGCTGGAGACGACTATAGCCTCGCCGTCTCCAAGGTTGCCGGAGCGGCAATCGAGTCGTCAGTCCGAAGAATGCGCACAACATTCGGACAAGTGTTCTACATCAAGGGAACCGCAGAATCCAGGCCGCCATTCAATGGAGAAGCCGTCGGAGACACCTGCAGGGTCCAGGACGCTATTACTCTTGAAATCGTCGCAGAGTGGCGCTGGACAGGCGCCGCCTGGGAGAGAATGCAGGTCAGCAACCAGCAGATCAGCAACCTTGACGTAGGAAAGCTCACTGCCGGATCTGCAAGCATCAACGAGCTCGCCGCCCGCAAGATCGCATCAGACGTAGGACGCTTCCTCGAGCTCACCACCGAACAACTCACGGTAACCGGAAACGCAAGCTTCGTCGACCTCACCGCCCGCCACATCTGGACCAGGATCATCGCGGCCCAGCAGGGCGAGTTCGAGCAGATCAAGGCGGGCATGATCGCCGCCAACGCCATCTCAGCAGACAACATCCAGGCCGGCGCCCTCAACGGCCAGGTCATTACGGGCGCCAAGATCCAGACCTCTGATCGCGAAAACCACGGGATCAAGGTTGATGACTATGGCATCCGGGCGTACTTTTCAACCGGGAATCCTTCGGTAGACATTAATGCTTCCACTGGACGTGTAACCATTGATGGGACGTTGGGTATTTCGGACTCGTGGTCGCGCGCCTACTTTACTGACATTGTCTCTACCCAGACGCAGAGTGATGTCGATTCTGCCGGCGGGCACTGGGGTGTGGGTATCTCGATGAACCGCCTATCTCCAGCATATACCTACCCGGCCCTAATCACATTCAGGGATGACCCAACGTTCGGTGGCGGTATCCTATATATGCAAGCCCCAGCCAACACGATCAACAAAGCGCCAAACCTCCGCTTGGGGGTGGGGGGATTATATGGCTACGGCGGGTCAGATAAGCCCTGGAGTATGTCTATTCACGGGGACGGGTTCTCCTTCGGGGCTCCGCAAAAGGCTGTAATCTTTGGCGGCTCTGCCATCTTTGGCGTGTCAATCAACAACAAGCAGATGGTGTACTCGCATCCTGAGCAATTCGGAATCCACACTATTAAGTGGGATGAGACAGGAGTGTGGGGCAATGCCACAAACGTCGTCATTGGGTATGGTTCCGGGCAGAAGGCAATCGTGGACCGTAACGGATTCCGTACCATAGGTGGCAAGAACTTCATCATGCGCGTACCTGGGGAGTGGCAGAAACGCCGCATGATGCTCCAGCATGCCAGCACTGAGAGTCCTTACGACGGGATCGAGTACTGGGAGTATGTGACTCTAGACTCGGGTGGGAAGGGCGCTTGGAAGCTCCCGGACTATGTCCCCAAGATCGCCTCCCCGACCGCTCCGTGGATTGCTCTCACAACGTCCTCGGCGACCGCTACCATCGTCCATACTGGGTTCGGTGTCGACGCCGAGCCGTGGGTGGTTGAGGTTGTGGGTCAGCCAGGCGAGAAGGTTGGCGTACTTGTCAAAGGCGCCCGCCAGCTCGACGAATGGGACCCTGAGACGGACGCCGTCGAGCTCAGGGATCGCACTCTGGACTCCCCGTGGCAGCTCCCACCCGTAGGCCCGTCAGATGATGTATCTAGTATCCTGCAGGAGGGGTGGGCCGACTATGGCCCCGCCCCCAGACCGGCTAAGAATCAGGAAGGATAGAAGAGGTAAGCATGAACACAGCCAACGAAGAGGTGCCTTACACGGGTGCGCAGGTGGATGCGACCGCCGTCGTCAATGCTCTGACACTAGAGGTCGCGGCCCTGACCCGTAGGGCAGTCATTGCCGAGCAGCGCGTAGCTGCTCTGGAGGCCGATCTGGCCGGTAAGGAGAACAAGTGAGCGTAGGAACCGTAACAGCCGCCCAGGCCCGCTACCTGGCAGACGTAGCCAACATCGGATACAGCCAACCGGAGCGCCGATCGTGGTTCGCGCGCGCCGATGAACTCGGCTATGTGACCACAGCGCAGAACGCTGACTGCTCGTCCCTGGCCGCAGGCTGCGTGGCCTTCGGCCTGCACGTCGCCTACGGTGTGCCGTGGGGCCACTCAGCTCTGCCTGAGATCGACGACCTGTGGACCGGGAACCTTCGCGGAGGCCTCGAGGCCCGCGGATTCGACGAAGTCGCATGGAATGACTCCGACCTGCGTCCTGACGGCGGCTTCCAAGACGGCGACATCATCCTCTCTGCCGCTAACGAGGGCGGCGTCGGCCACGTCGTGGTAGTCACTGACGCTGCCAACGACCTAGTCTCGGAGGCCTGGATCGCGGAGGATGGCTCTATCGACGGCTATGCCGGCGACACCACCGGGCAGGAGACCCGTACGGTCGCCTACGCCAGCCATCCACACACGCAGGCCGGACGCTGGACTTCCTGCCACCGGTTCAACGACGCGAAATTCGTACAGCAGTTTCCTGAGTTCGCTCACGCGGCTCCGCAGGGTACTCCCAACCCTGCGCCGCCCGCCCCGCCTGCGAGGACCATCACCTTCGGCCTCGACGTGTCCTCACACCAGGCTTCCGCGGACCTGAATGCTATCGCCGCGGATTTTGTCATTATCAAGGCCACTGAGGATGACGGCTACGTCAACCCCTACATGAACACGCAGGCCCAGGCGGTGCTTGGCTCGGCCAGGAGGATTGGGTTCTACCACTTTGCCCGCCCCACGTCCTCCGTGGACGCTCAGGTCGAAGCGTTCGTGCAGGCCGTATCCCCCTATATCGGCCAGGCGACACTGTGGCTTGACTGGGAGGCGAACGCGGTCCCCCTCGGCCCTGGATGGGCGACCGCTTGGCTCCAGGCTGTGGAGAGCAGGACCGGGGTCAAGCCCGGTATCTACATGAACGGCTCCGCTGCCGCTGGCTACGACTGGTCGCAGGTCTCCTCGCGCTACCCACTCTGGTACGCCGGCGGTCAGTGGTACTCAGACCGGTACGATGGTTACGGTGACCCTCAGCGTCCGACCGACGTTCCCTACTGGGGCGCTCCACTCATCCACCAGTACACCGAGGACGGGCACCTCCCGAACTATGGTGGCCGGCTGGACCTGAACCGTTTCCACGCGACCGACGTAGACTGGGACTCCCTGGCGTCGACTGCCTCGTCTGGCAACCAGGCTTTGGATGGCTATGGTGTGATCCGGGTGAACGGTATCTGGGACCCACCCACTGCCCGCCGCTTCCGTCGGGTTATGAACGCGTGGGACTACCCTGAGCCCTTCGCCGTGGCGAACCTGGCTCGCTACCTGAACGATGCTGTCGGCTCTGACCTCATCAAGGCCTACACTGGACAGACCAGCCTTCCGGCCGACGGGCAGTGGACCTCTGACCTGTATCGGGTCTTCCAGTTGTGGGCGTGGAACTGGGTGCCGGGCATGCCTGAGTCGGACGTCTGGCGTCGCTTCGCTCCGGACTGGAGTGCTGAGCGGTTCATAGATGGGCAGTGGGGCCGCGCCACCTGTGCCGTATTCCAGGAGGCCCTGAACAGGTCGTGGGCGGACACTGGTCGGTTCATGTACAACCCAGGTTCATGATCGAACGCATGTTCAAGTAAACTTGGGGGTGGGGCGGAAGTCCTGCCCCCAAGTTGTATGCAAGGAGACATATGCACTTCATCTACACCGAGCGTGGCCCTGAGAAGCGTCGTGAGTACACCATCCTGCGGGAGGGCGCTCCTACGTGGGAGATCGAGCCTGGCATCATTGTCGAGGCGTACAAGGCCTTGCTTGGGAACCCGGTGTTCATGTGGCCGGACTTCTACGATCGCATGGTCACTGACCACAACGAGAACATCATGATGACCATGCGTGGTGCGGGCAACTTCGCCGTCATGGCCATCAAGGAGGATCCGGAGTTGCTGATCCCGTCTCGTCAGGAGATGCAGGGATACATTAACGCCGTGTCTCTCGACATTGGTGCCCAGTTGCCTGAGATCGTCGAGGCTGCGGTCCGCAAGGTCCTCAATGAGAAGGAGGGGAAGTGATGTACGGGAAGACGTTCTTCTCGGGTCTGTTCGAGCGTGCTGTCTCAACGTTCGCTCAGGTTATTGTGGGTGCGATCGGCGTCGCCGTCGCCAATGGCGCTGGCATCCTGGAGATCAACTGGAAGAGTGCTGCTAGCGTCGCTGCTGCTGCGACGGTCGTAGCGGTCCTCAAGGCCTTCGCGAGCCCCGCTGAGACCGACAGGGCGGTTCCCACCGCTGAGCCTAGCCCTGGCCCGCGCCACTTGGCTGGCTGACGAATGATGCCAGCAGGGGGGCTAAATCCGCTCATCGCGATCGTAACATCGCCTGACATTGTTGCGGCTGCGGTCGCCCTGCTGGCCGCTCTCCTAGCGCGCCTCACTGCCAGGATCAAACGCCAGCAGAAGGAGGCGCAGGACAGGTTGGATCGTATGAGCGCGCACATTGTAAGAGCTGCCAACGCCGCAGAGTCGGCATCAGAAGGCGTGCACAACAATCACGACCAGAACCTACGAGACGATTTGGACAGCAAGTTTACGGCAACTTTCCACAGGATGGACGCTCTCGCCGACGCCTTGGTCGACCTCAAGGACACGGTCAAGGACCAGTCGCAGAGGATACGCAACCTCGAAGGACAGATAGAGGGCGTCCGAAATGATGCGCGCACTGACAGGGCTCATCTTTACAACGAGGTAACAGACCTGCATGATCGTATTGACCGAGTTAAGGCATCTCACAAATCAGAGCAGGAGGCCCCATGACCCAGGGGTACGCAAAGATTACAGGCCGCATAGTAGGCCCTGAAGGCCTGGGCAGGATGGGGAGCGTGCAGTTCCTCCCCAACCACCAATACCAGGCCGTCGAGGAGGACGGAACCAGGGACGTTCTCGCCCACTACGCCGCTGCCAGGCTCGCCCCCGACGGGCGCCTCGTAGACATGGCGGGAGTCCCGGGAGCTAAGGTCGCCGCCCCCACGTCCCTTCCTGCCGGCGTCCACAACTACACTGTCATCCTCGAGATACCCGGAGATATGGGGGTGTCGCGCCGATACCAGGCCCGCCTCCTCGCGGGCACCACTACAGATCTCACTGACATCATCGGCGGCAACTATGTCACCACCCCCGACACTCCGCCCGCCCCGCCGTCACCGAGAGATCCTCTCGTCCGGGAGGAGTCAGACGGTATTCTGACTGCCGTGAATATTAGCAACGTCATCGACCTCGGTGGCGGCCTCCTGGCATGGAAGGAAGGTATCAATGGCTGACCTCACGTGGTACAGCAAGACCAAAACGGACGAGCTCTTCGCCACTAAGGCGGATCTTCAGAGGATTCAGTTGACTCCTGGTCCTGCGGGTCCTGCGGGTGAGCGTGGCCCGGTCGGTCCGGCTGGCCCTAAGGGTGCGGATGGTGCCCAGGGTTTGACTGGCCCCGCCGGCCCTGCTGGCCCTCCCGGTAAGGACGGCGCCCGCGGCCCCGAAGGGGCTGCCGGACAGCCCGGCCCTAAGGGTGATAGTGGTGTGCAGGGGGAGAGGGGCCCTAAGGGTGAGCCGGGACCCCAGGGTCTGACCGGTCCTGTGGGTCCTGCTGGTGAGAGGGGGCCCGCTGGCCCCGAAGGCGCTCGCGGCCCCAAGGGTGACATTGGCCCCGCCGGCCCGGCTGGCCCTCCTGGTAAGGATGGCACCCCCGCCAACCTCACCGAATACCTCAAGGCCACCGAAGCAGCCACACTCTACGCAACGACCACCGCGCTCGCGGCTGTGAAGCAGGTTGCGGATGCGGCTTTGCCGCGGACGGATGCTGCGTCGACGTATGCGGGTAAGGGTGAGCTTGCGGCGTATGCGAAGGCGGATGCTTTGCGGGCTCTTGAGGGGCAGCTGGAGGCGTTGATTGCCGATCAGAAGCCGTTCAAGCCTGGGCAGCGCTATGACAGCCCTGTGACGTACTACTGGCCTGACTACTACAACGAGTCGAAGGGTACTTCGAAGTGGGCTAAGGCCCTCAAGGCTGGCAACACCCTTGGCCTCGTCATCCTCAACAAGGACTCTGGCAACTGGGACCAGAAGAACGAGGACTTCGGTAAGCAGGCTTCTCGAGCTCTCAGTGCTGGCGCTAAGCGTTGTGTTTTCTATGTGAAGACCCAGTATGGCGTCGCTAGCCTCTCGTCGAATGACCCCGCCCGTACCGGCGTACCGAACCCCGACAAGTACACCAAGGAGTATATCCTTGGGCAGATCGCGAAGTTCACTGAGCAGTATGGCGAGGTGGCCCAGGGCGTGTTCCTGGATGAGGTCATCAATGGGTGGGGGAATCAGGCTGGCCGAGTGGCGTGGTACAAGGACCTGATCGACTCAATTCGCACCGAGTACGGCAAGGGCTTCTACATCGTGGTCAACTGTGGCTCGAACATGAGCCCAGACGTGTGTGCCTTGGACTTCGATACCGCCATGATGTTCGAGCAGGCCGCCTCCAAGTTCCTCACGGAGGATCCTAACGCGCCCATCCTTCCTGACCACATGAAGGCCTACCCGTCGGAGCGCTGGTGGGCTGTGGTGCACGGTGTCACCAAGAACAACTACAAGCAGGTCTTCGAGAAGGCCGACACGCTCCCGATCGGCCACCTCTACATCACCGACGGCGTCCTGGTCGAGGACCCGAACAGGGGAGGCCAGTGGGAGCCTGTGGGCAACCCTTACGCGAACCCGCCGTCAGCCCAGCTCGTTCACCTCACAGCCGCATGGATTCGCGGGACCTTGGACATGGAGCTCACGATCGAGGACCTCAAGGCTCAGATCGCCGAGCTCAAGAAGGGCGCCGGCGCGCCGGGGAAGAACCCCTTCCTCGTGCTCGGCCCCAATGACCCCATCCCAGCGGGTACCGCTAACGACACGGTCATCATCCGAAGGGAGGCCTGATGGGAGACATCGAGCTGTACAAGGACTACGGTCAGCCGACCATTGAGGCATTCGGCCTGCACTGGATGGTGCGCACAGACGCATGGCACCCGGGTGGACCCGCGGCAAACCAGAAGTGGAACCCGTCAGCTGTCACGAAGCAGGGGGATGGGTCACTTCACATCTCCACTGCGGTTCAGGGGGGCGAACCTCTCTCGGCAGAGATCGTCTCAGCGGAGAGCCTCGGCTACGGCACATTTGAGGCGTCTTACGAGATCGTCACCCCAACCAGGATGCGTGACCTGCACAAGAACGTCGTGTGGGGGATCTTTCCCTTCGACTGGGAGGACACGAAGCCTGGCTATCAGGAGATCGACATCGTCGAGGACTCCTACTGGTCCGGGTATACCGACATGGTCGGCAAGTACACCTACTACCCCGGGGATGAGAACAGCGGCATCCACCTCAACGATCGCGTCTGGACGGCCTCCGGCCAGGGTGCCACTGTCCGCATGACATGGCTCCCTGGCACCGTCAGGTGGGAGACATGGGAGAGTGCCTACACAGAGGGGCGCGCCAAGCACGTCCCTGTCAACCAGGGAGGCTACTACACCGGCACCCTCACGGACGCTGTCCCCATCCCCAGATCCCAGAGAGTCCACATCAACCTGTGGGCCTTCCGCGGTAAGGGCGGATGGGAGTCAATGCCCGCCACAACCATGCACCTGAAGAGCTTCAAGTTCACGCCCTGGGAGGGCTCCTACGGCGTCCAGATCGGGGAGACTGGGTACGGGCGCCTGTCTACCGTCAGAGACGGCCACGAGGGGGCCGTGACGGCCGCAGTGAAGACGCTGACGACCGACCCACTCCCCCTCCCTGTCCCTGCGGAACTCAAGGCTGGTGACGGCGTGTACGACGCATGGACTCAGAACCCTGACGGCTCCATCACCATGCGCAACGTCCTAGACAATGGCGACGGCACCGTCACCATCAAGCACATGCACCCAATCCCCGGACAGTCGGGGCTCTACTCACGAGAGGTAAGAATCTGATGGCCGCTATCACAGCCGAGGTGCGCGTCTACAGCGCCGAGCACTGCGACAAGACCTTCGCCAAGAAGGGAGAGGCGCCGGAGGGTGGCGGAACGCCATCCAACATTATCGTGCTGGGCCCGACCGACCCTGTGCCGGCAGGAACCAAGGTCGGCACCATCATTGTCCGTAGGAGCCGCTGATGGCCTCCATCTACCCATGGCCAGAGCGCTGGTGGACTAACACCGGTAGGTTCTCAGGCAATGACCTCACAGTAACCTCGGGGTCCATCTGCGTCCCCTGGGCGTCTGAAGCCAAGCCGATCGCGTCTGGGCGCTGGAAGATCACCTTCAGCTACACGGCCTCCGCGCCGTCTGTGGTGGATATCAAGCACAATCCCTTCAGCAAAGCTGATGAGACAGCCCAGGTAGGCCAGTATGCACTCGGAGAGTTCTCGCTCTCTGCAGGATCCCGGCTGACGCTCGAGGTGACGATCGAGCTCTCAGATAAGAGCCAGCCTCTATGGACTCCCCAGTTCCAGCTCAAGCCAGGCCAGCCTGACGTCACGTTCCACCGCATCTCGGTCGAGGAGGCTCCGGCGGCTCCCCCGCCGGTGGTTGAGCAGAATAACCCTTACGATGAGCAGTACGTGCGCGCCTGGGCTCATGCTGAAGGGGCTGCGGGTTCCCTGCAGCCGATCTCGGCCACTTCCCAGGCGGGTGACATCGCCGTCCTGGCGTACTCATCGCAGTGGGGCAATACGCAGGCCAGGCCTCCTGCTGGCTGGTCGCCGATTATCGCGACGAGCGGCCTTGGAGGCAGGTCGGGCTATGTGGCTGTGCGTGACGTTTCATCTCCGGATGATACTCAGAACGTCGTCCTCTCTGGCGCGTTCCGTGGGGGGGCTCGCGAGAATGCACTGCTGGTCGTCCTCAAGGGCGTAAAGTCGGTCATCAACACTGGCTGGACCACTGCTCAAGCCCAGGCGGCGAAGCTCTCCTTGACCTTCTCGCAGCAGCACGGACGCAACGTTGATCCTCTGACCGACTGGCGTCCAGAGCACTCGAAGATCATCTCAGGCGGACATGACTCTAACGCTTCGTGGTCGGCCCTCCTAGGTGCCGTCACAGTGGGTGGGGGTCGGCCTGGACCTCAGGCGTGGGCTCAGGTGTTCATCACACCCAAGGAGGGTGGAGGAGAGTCCCCAGGAGCAGGCCTTGCACTCCCCGCTCCTCCCACACCCGAGCTGCAGGGCCTTGGCCCCACGACAGTCTCCGTTATCGTGAACGAACGCCTTGAGGAAGTTCCCGCCACGATGCGCTCACTTCCCGCCGGCTACGCTTCGATCGACAACATGATCGGCACGCCGGGCTTTCTGGTTGCACACCGCGGAGGCTCCGGCTCGTGGGCAGAAGCATCACTTCGCGCCTACACAAACTCGGTGGCTTACGGTGCGGGAGCCCTAGAGGTGTCGACGCACCGTACGAAGGATGGCATCTGGATCTTGGCGCACGACCAGAACCTCCAGCGCGTAGACCCGTCCGCCCCGTCAACCTTGATCGCACAGATGACGTGGGCTGAGGTAAAGCGCTACACCACCAAGGGTGAGCCGATCATGCGCGTGGAAGAGTACCTGGACGCCTACGCATCCACTCACATCACAGTCCTGGACCCGAAGTACTCAGCCTCACAATGGTCAGAGCTGGCTCTCCTGCTACCAACGGACGCCAAGTCCAAGGTCATATGGAAGTCCGCCGGCGACGCCACATGGCTCGCAGACCAGTGGCACGCTGCAGGCTGGAAGTGCTGGGGGTACATGTATGAGCAGCACGTCACTAACGGCCAGGCCCGCCAGTGGGCTCCCCACTGGGACTACATCGGCATCCCCTACGATGCGTCGGCTACGAACTGGTCCATCGCCAAAACCTTCGGTAAGCCTGTGTGGGGCCATATCTGCCCCACGCAGGGCGCCTACGCACAGGCCATCCAGAAGGGTGCGGCTGGCTGCATGGTCTCCGGAGTCGCAGACGTCCTCAAGCATTCGAACGTGTAGACTGGTGTCACCAAGCAACGACAGGAGATGAACATGTCATACTGGTGGACCTACTGGTCGAACAAGATGTGCGTCTGGAACGGCGGCGGGCAGTCCTGCCTGTCCCCGTACACCCTTCGGTTCTAGTCGCCAAGGCAGCCTAGAACTGCTGCAATGCGCGGTATAGCCCCAGTGCTCCTTGCGCTGGGGCTACTCCGTTTCCGAGAAGCTTCCGCTGAGCCCCCACGCTCAAGCCTTGGTTGGTGATGTAGCCGGTAGGTAGCCCCATGAGGTGCTCCATCACCAGAAGGGTCCCCTCGCCGCAGAGCTGGTACAGGCTCCGGCCATGACCGTTCCCGTTCCTGTGCTTTGCTCGCTGGTTGTCGATCCACGTGGACCACTCGTCTCTGCTTCGCCCCCACCCCATATCCATCACTGTGGGCGTAGGGAAGGATGGCTCGACGTCCTGCTGCGCCGGCGCTGTCGCGCAGTTCCCAAGCCAGGAACTCCCTCCTCGCACGGCTGCGATAAAGGTGCGCTCACGCTTGTGTGGGAGCCCGGCCTCGCATGCCTTGACGGTTGCCCATCGGGGCTCAAGATGGAGGTCCCTGAGGGTTCCGTCCACTATGTCGCGGTAGCGCTGGAGCTGGGGGACGTTCTCGATGAATACGGCCTGAGGTCGCACTGCCTCCACGACTTCCATGCAGGAGAAGAAGAGGCTGCTTCTCTTGCCTTCGATGAGGCCGGCCCTATTGCCTGCGTTTGAGAGGTCCTGGCACGGGAAGCCGAATGTTACAGCCCCCGCCCGGATCTCCTTGAGGGCCGGGTCGAGCACATTCCTATAGGTTGGAACGTCCGGGTAGTGTGTCTCGAGTACCTGACGCGCTGGGCCGTAGATGTCACAGAAGGCCACCGGCACGGCCGGGGTGAGGATCCTTTGCAGGGCGAGCTCGAGGCCTCCGTAGCCCGAGCAGAGGGAGAGTACTTGCATGGTTTTATCCTTTCTTTGGTGTGTGCAACTCCGCCCCAGGGGAAGATCATTCAACCCTGGGGCGGAGCCCGATCCACACTGCCACTACCTCTTAGGTGGTGCGCTTATATAGTACTGCAGCCACGAGGGCGGTGCAACTTGAGATCGGCTGATACGCAGTGTGGTAGCCGGCACGCCGCCACCTCCACTGGAGTAGCCTGGCGATAGGCCTCCACTCTGATCTGACGTCGATGATGACGAATGTGGCACTCATTGCTTCCCTCCGCAGCATTTGGCACATAACTCCTGCTTCCCGGTGAGTTTCCATCCTCCGGCAGTGAGCTTGTTTTCGTGGATATACAACCAGTCAGTGTCGAGCCGCTCAGCGGAACGTAGGCCGCCGTCAGTATGTGTGCAGCCACACCGATCGCAGGTTGTGGTGAAGGTGATCTCCTCTAGGTCGTCGCTAATGTGTACATCAAGCATCTTGGTCTGCTTTGTGTTCGGGGCACAGGCAGTCGCCTTCGTAGGTGGGGGCCACGTCCCAGCCTGCACGTTCTAGCGACTCGAGCATCCTGCGCATATTAGTCTCGGCCGAGTAGCCGGCGTAGGGGCGGTACGAGTAGGTGCTATCACACTGGTCGCACTTCACAAACGCAGTGCTACTAGAGATCTTGCCTTCCTGCTTCAAGTAGACAGTGGTCACTTCTTCCTCCTGCACGCCCCGCACAGGGCCTCCAGTTGGCCCACCTTCCAGCCGAGTGTGCGGGCGGTAGTCTTGACGGTGGACTCTACTGTCACCCAGGGCTTGGAGCGGTTGTGCATCTGGGTGATGCGTGCGATGCCGCAGGCGGTGCACTCAAGCTCGGCGCGCCACTGATGTCCAACGAGTTTGATGTTTACCATGGGATGCTTACTCCTCTTCTAGGTTTCGGGGAAGGTCCTTAATGCCCATTGCTTGGCTCTTTCTGTGTGTGGATGGGCGGCGGCCCAGGCCTCGAAGTGTTCAGCTTCTGGGCCGCCATAGTCTGGTTGCGTGTATGTCTCTACCTGTTGGACCATCCACCTGCATTGTGGGCAGTAGAGGATGGACCAGTAGTGGCTGCCGTCACGCCAAGTGTCTCTCCTGTAGCGCTCTCCGGCAGGGATTGGTGACCAGCATGCGCCGCAGACCGGCCCACCACGTGATAGGTGATAGGTGGTTCTACGGCGCAGCTGGATTCTCACTGCATAGCCTCCCAGCGGGCCAGTGCGGCCACGGCGAGTTCGCTGCAGGCTCGCATCTGCGTGAGTCCGTCTTCAGAATTGTCGACCTTGAAGGCGAGTCGCAGGAGGTTGGCCCGGTCTGTGTCCACCTCACCCTTGGAGGCCCTCTCGGCAGCCTCTGAGCACAGGACGTCCCCACCACAGTAGGCCCCGGCGGCGAGCTTCAGGATGTCAGTGTCGTCATCGAGGTCCATGTGGGCAACAACCTCAACGGCAGAGATGTCCTCGCCGATAGCCATACCCTCCCAGGTGGACATGAAGTCAGTGGCCTTCCGGTACTTTTCAGTAGGTGCCTCTACCTTCTCGGCGGCGGTCGGGGTGGCCATAAACCCCTCGGGGGCATACTGAGTGAACCATGTCATCCCTAGGGATCCATCCAGGCTGACTGGGATGACCGGCACGTACTCGCTGATTTCTGCGCAAGTGGGGTAAAGCCATCCGTAACCTGCAACCCAGTACCATCCGTCGTCAGGGTCCCTGATGGCTAGAGAGCCACTGTCGATGTCCCGGTCGCGATCAGCAATAGTGACACTCCCCTTCGCGATCATAATAAGCGGCTCGGTCGGCCAGTTCTCGTTGCTCATTACTGCATCCTTTCTCTTGAGCATGGTCGCCTATCAGAAGGGGTGAGTGTCGGCCGGGTGAGAACTCCCGCCCCACGGATCGCCCGCCGCGGGCGCCGCAGGCGCCTGCCCGCCACGCACACTCTTCTTGACTGTTGCTTGTGCGTTCCTAAGGGAGGGGCCAATGTTGTGGACTGTCATCTCTACACTGGTGCGCTCGCTCCCGTCCTTCGCAGTGTAGGTGCGCTGCTTGAGGTCACCCCTGGCGATGACACCAGCACCCTTGGTGAGGGACTCTCCAATGTTCTCTGCGAGACCAGCCCATGCCGAGCACCGCATCCAGAGGGTCGCCTGATCCTCCCACTGGCCCGTCTTGCGGTTGAGCGCTCGCGGGGTGCTTGCGATGGTGAAGCTGGCGACTGCTGTGCCGCTGGGTGTGAAGCGGATTTCGGGGTCTTGGGCGAGGTTGCCTTCGATGGTGATGGTGGTGTCGTTAGCCATTGGGGTTCTCCTTATCGGTGGGCTTGACGAGTTTTTCGATGTCGTGCTTGTGGACTCGGATGGTTCCGCCGACCCAGAAGCGGTTGATGTGGTGTTTGCGGAGGAGGCGGTCGAGTGTTCGAACGCTTGTTCGAAGGTAGTCGGCTGCCTCCTGTTTGGTCATTAGAATGTCCATGGGTAGTTGCTTTCTCGGATGATGGCGGCTAGGTCGCGTGTTGTCATTGTAACCCATTGCTGGTCAGGTGCAGTCACGCCTCGTCGTTTGTGGACTATGATGCCTGCTACTGCGCCGAGGTTGTCTGCTTCTCGGTGGGCTTGGTTGGCCCATGCGGGGAGTTCCATGCGTGAGGTGTCTTTGCATTCGATGGCGATCTTGTGGCCTCGGATGTTGACGCCTGCGATGTCTCCTCTGTCTTTGGCTCCACGCCCGGGGGCACGGTCGATGCGGTCGTCGTCGAGTGTCTTGGCTAGGTAGTTGGCGATGACTCGTTCGAACCGCGCCCCTGCAGCGCGTGCGCTCTTGTGGTTTCTGGTCACCCTGTCATTCTAATGTACTGGATGATCTCCCTGTATGCGTTGAGCGCTTCCTGGGTGTGGTCGCCGTGACGGGCTACCAGTCTGCGCTCTAGTGTCTTGACCTGCTTCTCTGCCTTGATGGCCCGCCGCTCCGCCCGCTCCCACTTGTAGAAGAAGTAGATGGAGTGGGCTGCGAGTGCTGTCGTAATGGCCAGTGAGATGATGTCGTGCATTACTGTGCCTCGCCTTTCTCATAGGCCTTGAGGTAGGCGTCGGTCTTGGCGCGGAGGATGCCGAGCTTCTCTGCGATGCTCAGGTCCTCCTCGTCTAGGGTGTGGGTGGCCTTCTGCTTCTCGTAGAGGGCCTTCCACTTGCCTGCCTCTGCGTGGGCCTTGTAGATCTCTTTGCGGAGCTCGTTGATGTCCTGTAGGGCTCCGAGGCAGGCTCCGACAGCAATAGCCCCGATGGTGGCTACCGTGATGAATGCGAGCACTGCTACCTGGTTCATGTTTAGTCCTTTGTGTCTGGGATGTGAAGGATCTTGTATGGGCCATACCACGCGGGTGGGGAGGGGAAGCTGCCCCCGTCAACCCGGGCGACGGACCACTTACCGGACGGCCTGCGCTGCCATGCGACGCCCTCCCTGTCGAGGAGGACTGTGCCGTTTGGGAAGTTGTAGTCGATCGTGTCGATCACGACGGATGTCATGTTGTCGTTACTCAACGTAGCCCCCTTCCGGCAGGTAGACGAGCCTGTACGGCCCCCGCTCGGGAGGCGGGGAGGTGTAGCCTTCGTCAAAGTCCCACATGTGGTGCCAGCCTCCGACGCCGAACAGCTGCCACGCCTCACCGTGGGAGTCGACGAGGATGGTCTTCTCGGGGAACCCGCGCTTGACCGGATCTACTTGCGGGTTGTGCATGAACCTGAAGTCCAGCTCCTCACTCATGCTGCTCGGCCTCCTTGTCGATTGAGACCATCCATGCCAGCGCGAGGGCCCCTACCTGGACGATCTCCTTGATGAGCTCGGCCTTGTGGCCGGTGTCGTCGGAGTTGTCGTAGGTGAGGGCGGCGGCAACCTCTCCTACCTCCTCGGCTAGGGCCCAGTACTTGTCGCCGTCCGGCACCTCAGGCAGGTCGAACGTGTGCCCGGGGTGCTTGCGCTTGGCCGCCTCGAACTCCTCCTTGTAGAGCTTCCCGGGGTCTTCGACCTCCAGGGTGCGGAGCATGTCGTCCGCGGCGATGGCGGTGAACATGAGGTCTACGCGCCTTCCTCGAAGCCGGCCTGAGCCGGGGCCTATCTGGCGCGCTATTGAGCCGACGCTCTGCATCATGCTGGCGTGGGCGAGGAAGAGGTTGGTCTCCTGCCGTCGCCCAGGCCTGAGCATGTTGTCGAAGGGGTGTGTCATTTTCTCTCCTTAGTTACTCGCAGCAGTCCGCGAAGCCGTAGGTGCATCCGGTGTCGCAGGCATCGTCATCGTCATCGTCATCGTCATCGTCATCGTTGTCGTACTCCTCGAAGGGCGCCTCGAAGTACCTGTCGATGATTCCCATGAAGACGCCGTAGGTGGGGGCGGTGGCCTTGTTGCCGCGCTGCGTCACCCACCCCCTGATGGTGCGCTGCAGGACCCATCCGTCGACCTCTACGATCGACCTTGCCGGCAGGAAGTCGAGCTCATACTCGTCGAGCGACGTGCCGGGCGTAATCGTTACTCCGTGCCGGAATGCGATGCGCCGCTCTCTGTCGAGCTGCTTGGTGGTCCATGTGTGTCGGGACGCGGCGTAGATGGCCTTGATGATAACGATGGCTTTCTGCAGATCTGGAGCGATAGCGATCAGCTCGTTGTCATCATCGTAGATCTCTACGTCGCTTGTGTCGGTATGTACGGCGACCCTGTAATCTGAGTCGATGGAGCGAAGCAGCTCGATCTCTTCGTCTGACAGCAGCTTGCTTCGCATTCCAGGAGAGGTGAGCGCTCCTTTCGTCTGGTCGTACTTAGTGCCAGGGTGGATGGAAATGTGTGCCACTGATCCCCCGTACAGGTTTTCTGGGAACTTAGCCATGGTTTCTGTCTCCTTGAGGTGTGAGTGTGTATGTTTTGCCGTCCCAGTAGGTTACTGGGAACGAGTCTGCGGATTGCCACCACGGGAGTGACCATCCATTGTCGTGAGATTGTTCGCGGTGAGTTTCCACCCATCCGTGGCAGCCTTGTACTCCGTCTCCGCAGAGGAGAATGAGGTTGTCTGCTCTGTTGATTGACGGGTCATTGGTGCCCCCCATTCCGCGAGCGCGGCGGTGCTGGATGCTGTATATCCAGTTGGTGACGTATCGGCCACACCGGACGCACCTGCCGTCGTCGCGTTCGAATACTAGGCGCCTGGTTTCTTGGGATGGGCCTGTGTTCTTGCGTCGCCCTGCACGCTTCAGTTTCCTTAGCTGGCTCACTGGGGCCTGCCAAGGCTGTAGTGGACCTGCAGCCAGGCCTTCAGCATTTCAGGGTCGGGAGTCCCGCCATCCGCAATGTAGGCGTCCTTGGTGTCTTCGACGTCTAGGCCGTGCGCCTTGCAGAATGAGTTAATGATGTTGGCGCATTCCTGCCTGGGGTCCGTATTTCGCTGGGAGCCCCCTATTCTCTTGGGAGACCCCTGTTTCGCTGGGAGCCCCCTATTCTCTTGGGAACCCCCTATTCCACTGGGATGCCCCATTGCGATCGACCCGCTCAGTGTGCGCAGGAGGTCCGCGAGCGCCTCCATCATGCTGCGCCCAGCAGACTGGGCGTGCAACTGCTCGTCCTTGTAGGTGAGCAGGTAGTCGACGATCAAGAACTGATCCTTGACGATGACCGATGTTGGCACTATGGTGACCCCGCCATCGGGAAGGACCTCCGCAAGCCTGTGGATAAAGCTGTGATTGTCTGCGATCGACTCTGTCTGTCCTTCGTTTGTCTGCGTCTGTCCCGCTGTTGTCTTAACTTGTCCTTCGTTTGTCTGCGCTTGTCCTTCGTTTGTCTGCGTCTGTGTACTCCTGACTAACTTGACCGCCTTGCGGACCTGCTCCAGGAGCTCGGGTGCGTCTGCCATGACTCTTCCTTTCCTGGGAGCCCCCTATTCTCTTGGGAACCCCCTTTTTGGCTGTATTGGTGCGGTTCGCTGGGACCTGGCCGTGCCGGAACCCCCCGCGCACCGCGGAGCGGTGTGCTCTCCCTTCCCCCCTTATATAGAGAGAGGGTCTTCTTGTTGGTTGGGTGGGTCTCTACCCACCCCTCACCCCACCAGTGTTCTTGGTCACATGGAGGCCTCCCGGGCGCTCGCGGGCACACCCGCCACCCGACCAGCCACCAGCCCCTGAAACTCACCCGGGTTCATCCCAGCCGCCTGCACCGCAGTCATCCACGGCTCACGACACAAACCCGAAAGGAAACCAGAGACAACCTCCGAGACCACATCACCATCACGAGACCACCGGAAACCACCACCGCGCTCGCGGGCTCCGGCGATACGCCCAATGGTCTGCGTGACGTCTACAGCCTCATCACCAAGCAGTAGAACCTGGAAAGCAACGTTAGCTCCCCTACCCGGCGGCACGTAAACCACCAGCCACCCACCAGCCTTCAGGGCCCGGCGAATCAACCGCAACTGGCCAATAGCCAAACCAACATTCGTGGAATAAACCACCACAACAACCTCCTCCTTTCATGGGAACCCCCTATTCCACTGGGAGACCCCTATTCCACTGGGAGACCCCTATTCTCTTGGGAACCCCCTATTCTCTTGGGAACCCCCTATTCCACTGGGAACCCCCTATTCTCTTGGGAACCCCCTATTCCACTGGGAACCCCCTACCCACCACCAACCACCCGCCCAGCATCAAACACCACAAGACGAAACAACGGAGAAGCGCTCGCGGCTAGTTCGTGGCTGTTGAGGAACATGTGTGTGTCCTTTAGTCGCCACCATCCGGCTTGCTTTTCCCATTGGCCGCCTTCGTTGTCGTGGATGATGGTGCCGTCTTCGGCTGCGATGAGTTCGTCGGTGGGTACTAGCTCGTACTCGTACGGCTCATGCATCGCGCTCGAGCTTCGTGATTCGACGTTCGATGTACTCGACGGCCTTGCGCAGATCGACGATTCGACGATTCGATGAGCCTTTTCGGCCGTACCTGGTGAGGTACTTGGTTGCGTTCCACAGGAGTGGATCGTCTGGGAAGAGTGCGTCTAGCACGTCCCAGGACTCAATCATGTCGGTGTCCTGTGGTCCTCCCTCTCGGACAATGGCGTCTCCTAGCCATGTGTAGTGGCTTGGGGATTTGACGTCGTCGATCGGTAGCGCGGTTATGGTTGCGGGCTCTAGTAGCTCCTCTACCGTCTTCGTGCCGTCCTCCCAGTAGGTCGTGGCGGTGAGCGGTGCGGCCTTGTGGGCAGGCTCGTGAATGACGAGCACTCCCTCTCCGAAGATCGCGTTTACGGGAGTCACGTGCTTGGGATAGCCGCGCAGGATGACGGTGCCGCCGGCGGGCTCAGGGGCCTTGGCCCACATGACGTGGCGGTCTCTGTCGGTCCCCTCGACCCACTCCCATACGATGGTGCCACCCCCTAAATGCTCGTCCCACCCGCTTGCGGCGGTGAGTGCGTTGAAGTCCAGCGTCGTCGTGCCCAGCCAGTCCGAGTTGACGGTGATGGTGACCCCGGCGGCGGGAGAGACAAGGCAGGGCTGGACGCCGCTATCGATGTGGATGTCGTTAAGGCAGACGAAGATGTCATCGTCTCCTACGTCTGCGTTGGCTAGTTCGGCCGCACTGCGTGCGGGGCGTACGTTGGCCATAGCTCCTCCTATCTCAGGCCCACGGTCTCTCCGTGGCGCCTAGGTGAGCGCACGGGTCGGTGCTCAGCCTTCCCCTATGTGTAGTTGGTACTCATACGGTCCCGTGCGCTCGCCTAGGTGGGGCAGTGCTCCTGCCGTGCCGGGTGGTGTGGTGGCCGTCCGGTCGCCGGGCTGCCCACCTAGGGCGTCTCTCTGTGTAGCTCTCAATCTGCTTGCCCACGCGCTATTGAGCGGCGGTCCGCGTTTCTGCGGGGCTGTCCTCTAGGTGAGGCGGGGGCGCACGAGCGGCGGAACCACTCGTCCGATCGTGCGCGGCCGTCCGTCCTAGCGGAATCTTGTTCTTGTCTCCAGTCGCATCACCTACTCAGTTCGTCGGCGATGAGTTCGACGACCTGGCCGGCCGTGTTGCACGTATGCTCGGCTCCGTCGATCGTCACGACCCAGTAGTGTCCGTAGCCGCCGGGGGTGGGGTGACTGGCGATTTCGGCCTGAGCGTCATCGATAGCTCCGCTCGGGAGGACGTTGAGTGCGCCCCTGAGGGTGTCGACTCCACCGAGCCACTCGTCCACCATGGCGGCGACTCCATGCTCCTCTAGCGTCTCTACCGCGATCCGAGCCTCGTTGGCAGTCGCTCCCCTGAGGGTGAGCGAGGTGCCGTAGTAATCGATGATGACGTCAGGACTGAATGCCGACACCAAGTCGACTTCCACTTCGGTCCCACCGGTGCTGCGCCATGCGGAGTGGATACTCCCGCTGCCCCATGGCTCAATCTCCCAGCCGTCCAACCCCTGGGCCAGCGCAGCGTGGTACTCGCCGTACGGGCTTGAGGACGCGACTAACTGGCGTGCTAGGTCTCGCTCGTCGCCAGTCTCGATCTGGCTGTATGTGAGGTTTCCGCGGAAGTCCTCTAGGCGGATCGTGTCGAAGTCGAGGAGCGTAAGCACCGCTCCATCCATGATGAGTGCAGGGCTGCCGTGATAGACGCCTTCCTCCAAGTGGGCGGCTAACTGTGGGTAGTTGTCCTCGACGAGTGCTGCGATCGCTTCGCGGAAGTTCTCTGTGGGGCTCATGGTGTCTCCTAAGTAGTGATGGTGGTGGATCGTGCCCCCAGGCGGACTCGAACCGCCTGTGCGACCATCGGGGCTGCCATAAAGGTGGGCCTAGAAGCAAGTCATGATGTGAGCTACCATCTCGGCCCACTGGTTCCAGGTGGTGACCTCGACGCTCAGGGTGTCCACTACGGTCCACGGTCCGTCGCCCGTGACGGTCGCGACCACGTCAGTGCCGCGCACGATGGCCGCCCCGGCCTGATCGGGCGCCTCGGAGATCTCGAGGACGTCGCTGAACTCTCCGATCGCGTCGACGTAGTTGTCGATCCCGTACTGCTCTGCGAGTCCCTCAATGAGTGTGTCCAGGTAGATGCCGCGGGTCGAGATGACTTCCAGGATTCCGCCGACCTTAGTCCAGTCTGCTGCGGGGAGATCGATGGCCGGTGCGGTCGGGTCCACATCCATCGCGATGTAGGCGAGGCAGTCGGACGTGAAGGCGATGTCGACCTGTGCGGACCCGGCTTGGCACTGCAGGACTACGCTGCTAAGGCCTTCGCGGTAGGCGCTCAGGTCGCTGACGACCGACTCCCAGTCCTCGAGCCCATCGATAGCGTCGTGCGCGGCCTTCGCGGCCGGGTCAACTTCCGAGGCCAGCCACAGTGCGAGGAGGGTGAGCGCGTCGTCGTCGACTGGACCGTCGAACCGGTCTGCGTCGGTGACGTCGGCGCCTTTAGTCACTCCCCAGATTCCCTCATCGCAGCCGTCGAGGATGACGCGCCGCCGCCTGTTGGCGCTGTAGACCGTGATTGCCTCATTCTCGTCTTCTCGGACGTACGCTCCGTGCGCGATGCTCTCGAGGGTGTTGGTCAGTGTGTCTGCTGCGTCCGTGTAGTCGATGATGCTCATTGTGGTTCCTTTCTCGTGGGGCGTCGGCCCCGGTTGCTGATGCCCCAACTATAGACAGGTCGAGACAGTGTTCGTCAACTCCAGATAGTGTGACCCTCGCCATCGAACGCTTGTTCGACTCTCGCACGCCCCCACGCGCGCACGCACGCCCCCACGCGCGCACGCACGCCCCC